TAGACATAATAAGGTTAAATGGTTCAAAGTTATCGTAACCAACACGTACAGCACCTAGCTTAATTGTTCTTGGTTCCCACTTACCATCTATCCACATCTGTCTTTTCTGTCTGTCAACAGGGCCATTACCATTTAGATCACCACGCATCCATGCCTGTGTAGCCATAAATACTACGGCAGAGCCTATCGCTAATCTACCTGTTTGTAAAGCCTTAGCATTAGCTAGCTCAGTAGCATTTGTAATACCATACTTTGCTACAGACTCTAGATTGTTAGCGTTAGCAAGTGCTATGTCGTTGAACTCTTTGACTAAGAAGTTGAATCCGGGTGTATATTTACCTGTCAATGCAAGTCCATTTACACCAGTTCTAGCAAACAAAAAGAAAGGTTTGGCTAGTGGTGTAGCTGTAAATACATCGTTTAGACCTTTTGCAAAGCCTGTAAGCTCCTGTGTAAGTGTAACTTCTTTACGTGCAAACTGTGTAGCTTCGTCTGTGATGTTACCATTAGCATCAAACACCTGTGAATAGAAATCATCTTCGTATGCTTTCATGAGCTTCTTGGTAATTTTTGGTGTCTGTATACCGTTACCTTGTAGCTCCATAACTCTACGCATGGCTTTCTCACGCATCTTTGCACGACCAAGTATGTATGCAAATGCGTCGTCAGTCGCTGCCATAATCTTTGTAGAGTATGTCAGGAAGTTAGCATCGTTCATCTTACGTGCTATGTTAGCAATACGAAATGCAGCTGTGTCACCGGCTGTAGCTCTACCACTATCTTCTGCCCATCTACGTATAAGCTCCCAGTTTTGATCGCCACGACTAAACTCAGAGTATCTGGTTTTGATTGTAGCTAGATCACCTTTCCAATATGAATTTAGTTTAGTTCTAAATAACGTAAAGGATTCTGGTATAGCTTCTATCATGCCGTTGATAGCTGATAGACTAGCTCGTAGTGTAGATGCGTCACCATCAAATGGATATCGTACCGCAGCACCTAGAGCTGTAGATAACGGACGTAAGAATGTTGCACTGGCTGTACCCATAATGGCTCTCACAGGGGTCTTAGGGCCGCTTAGGACACTATTGGTCATAACGCCTTCTAACTCTCTTATAAGGGCTCCTGTACGGTCAATATCATTAGCGTTAAGTTTACCACCTTTGATAACGGTTCTAGCCCAGTTGTCGAAGTCCTCAAGTGTATTTACATTGTCCATAATCGAGAACGCTTCTATCATGGCATTTAACATGTCATCGTCCTGAGTGTCTTTTGTAATCTTGAGTATAGACATAATCGACTCTTTGGCATCTGCTATGTCTTTTGCAACTGCTTCTTCTACAGTTTTCTTTGTTCTCTTACCGGCTGCTAATGCTCTGAATGAGTCAGACTTGATAAATCTTGCTTTCTTTGTTTGGTATAACGCAGTAAGCATAGTATCAACAATCTGTTTAGCTGGCCCATCTATATCATTTATGTCAACTAGATCTGAAATCTCACGTGCAGCAATACCTGTATCTCGTAGCTGTTTGATGAGAGAACCTACAACAAGGTCTGCTATAACTACGTTCTTGGATGTCCAGATCTCTTGGCCATCTACAACGTCGTTAGTCTCAAACAACTCTTTCAAGTATTCTTGTGGTGACATCTCTACAGGATTTCTACCCTGTGTAATGCGTTGATGACCTTCGATAGATTCTCTAAATGTAGCAGCTAGAGTTGTTCTATTACCTTTTGCAGCTTCGAGTTCTTTTGCAAACTTGTCACTACTCATTAGCCCACGCATAATACGTTCGACTGTCTCGTCATCAGTAGCACCTTCTTGTGCCATACGCTCACGCTCAAGCGGTCTGGTTACAGAGCCTGTAGCTCCTTCTTCCTGACCCCACTCCTTGCGAGTTCTTGATAGCTGTTCACGAGCCACTTGTGGTTCTACCTCTGATGGGTGTGCCCCTTGGTGTGGTTCAGCGAGTGGTGCGTTTTTGTCTGTTTGTTACTCAGCTTCTCCTTTACGGAGCTGTGCAACTCCAGCCTCGACTGTCTGGTCTTTGACACTCTTGTTTCGTTTTACAATCTGGTCTACAACTTGGTCACTACCCTTCTTAAGTACATATGCTGCACCATCAAAGAATAGACCTATGCCCATACCTTCTACAATATTCTTGACTTTCATCATTACAGGAGAGTCAGTATCTTTTGTAGATATAGGTGTATCAGCCCAACCATATCTGTCACGTAACGCACCTAATGCGTTTTGTTCGTCTGACTCTTTTGATATAAGATCAGACACAGCTCCGACAGCTGCACCTCTTGCTAGATTGTTAGCAGCGAGTGCAGTCAGTCCGGCTGGTATAGATATAATACCTGTGGCTGCTGCACCTTTGGCCGCTAGTACTGTACCAGCTGCTAGAGATCCAAAGTGTACTAGACCACGTAGTTGTTTACCCCACCATGTTTTGGTTTCGATGGGATTATCATATGAGTCAAACGGTGTCCAATCTGGTTTGTATGTACCAGTTGCTTCTCGTTGCTCTTGCATCTCACCTGACAACGCATCGACTGTACGCTCAGGAAAGGTTGCAATAGAGGATGCAGTGTCTTGTAAACCACCTGATAAGATGGACTGACCCTCTTTTATAAAAGCTTTAGCACCCCATGTTTCTGAGTTTCTAGGGTCTTCTTGCTGTGCTAGAGCTTGATCTTCTTTTTCCGTGGCTTCTTGTTCGACTGCCTGTTGTTGAGCATTTCTTTCTTCTAGTTCTTTTAAATACTCATCTATTTTATCAGCAGCTAAATCTACCTCGGGTCGATAGTTTGAATAATTGGAATCAGTCATCTACCTCTTCTAAATGTACCAGCATCTCTCTTACGTTGATCTTCAACTTTCTGCTGTGCTCTCTTACCTTTTCTAGCTGTACGTTCTTTTTCAATGTCACTAATAATAATCTTAGCAACTTCAGCTTCTAGGTTTTGGAACTGTGCAAAGTAGTTTTGTGATAAGTTAGGAAATACTGTATTTACAACTTGTTGTTCTTCTTGATTAAGTTTGATAAGTTTACCAAAGTCTTTTGTATCTTCTGTAATTGCACCACGTATGGCGTTTGATTTACGATTAGCTTTCATAGCCATCAGACTCAATACAGCAAAACTTTGTGCATCTTCGTTGAATGGTTTATCTGCATCTATAAAACCAGCATCGTTTAGATCTTTAATTATATCAGACGATAAGTTATACATACCAAAGTTTGTAGATCCATTCTTAGCTAGCTCTACAACTTGTGCACCAGATAAATTATTTAGATTCTGTCTGCTAGAAGTATTACCACTACGAACAAATGTAAACTGGTTAGCATTTTCACCACCACGTTTTTCAGACCACATCGTCAGCTATTCTTTGAAGTCTTGTTGCTCACCTGTACGCATATTACGAAATATCTTTTGCTCGCTAGTAAACGTTTTGACATCGTTTTCTTTTCTAAAGTCTTGTAATATCTTAGCGTAAGGATCTACCAATAGTGTTTTGGGATCTTGTAGTCCCAGAATCGCAGCACGTTGATAGATAGCTTCAGACCCACTTAGGATTCTAAAATTACCTTTACCATCAGGTACACGTATACGTAAAGCTTTGTAGTATTGCTCTAACTCAGGATGCCTTTGTCCACCATGTTTAACATACTCAAACAAATCATCGACAGGTTCTGACTTAAATGCTTCTTTCTTGTTAAATAGTTCTGGTTTTTTATTTAACTGTCTACGTAGTGCGAGTATATCACCAACACCAGATTCAGATAATTTTACAATCGTTTTATCTTCTTTAAAGTCTTGGTACTCTGCTTCAAGTTCATTAAGTATTTCGTCACGTCTTTGCTCATACGTTTGACGACCAGTAGATTCAGCTAACTCAAAAGCTTGTAGTGCTTTACCTTCTGGGCCATTAAATCTTTCTCTAAACTCAGCTTGTAATTTATCTCCTAAACGTAAATCTAAGTCAGTTAAACCAGCTGTGTTTCCATCCTCTGTTTCTTTTCTAGCAATAAGTTTTAAAATTCTTTTATCTGTTTCATTATGTCTGCTGGCGTAAGCATCAGCGTTTTTTACTCTAGAATCTCTTGCACCACCAGTCTGTGTTTCGTTTAAATACTTTAGTAAAATTTGAGGTACAGGTACAAACTGGGCAAAGTCTTGCTGTTCGTACATATTTATAAGAGCACCGGCTTGTCCCTCATCTAGACCTATAATACCGTTAGCTCTGTTGTCAGCAATACGTGGTATCACTTGCTTGTTAATAAAATTATTAGCTTCTATTTGATATGCAGCATTTTCATTATCAACTGCTTTCTTTTCTACATCTAGTATAGCATTAGATAATCTTTGTACTCTGCCCTGAGCTCTAGCTTGAAAACCTGTGCCTTCAGTTAGGCTACCTATGTAAGCTTGATAGTTGTCATACTCTTTACCATTCTGGTCAACGTATGTTAGATTTTGGTAGATTTCTCTAGCTTCATTAGGAAGGATGTCACCTTTTTCTACTAAAGAAGCAACACGTTCATAAACGTAATCTGTTGCCTTCTGTCTATCACCTTTGAATTTTTGTTCTGCTATCTGATGTATAACACCTTCATCTTTGTAAAGAGTTTCATCAAGTTTCTTACCTGTTTCTACACTACGTATAACAGCACCTTTAACACTTTCTATAATTCTGGTATCAAAAGTATATAACTCTTCTTCTTGGTAGCGTTTAACTAGGGTACTTTGAAAAGATAATCGTTGA